TTGTCTACTCTAGACACTGATGTCATGGCATATGTTGGCCTTCTGTGTTGTTTCAATGCGGCACTGAAAGAAGACAGCAACACTGTGACCGTGGTCACTCAAGCCATTGGTCAACACATAGAGCAAGAGCTTCTCAAGGTAGAACTCAAAGCAGCAGACAAAGAGAAGCACAGGCGTGATGTGGAGCTTGCAGCCGCCGCAGGTCTTGAGCGCCCTAAGCCTCAGAACACCAACAAGCGGTTGGTCGAACAAGTGACCAAAGCACACAACAGCCGTGAGCATCGCTTAAAGTCTCTTCGCATCATTACTCAGAAGAATGGCTTTAGCTCTTTGAACTTTGGCACAGCCAAGACAAAGGATGCACTGGCCAAGCGTAAGCTGCGCAGAGTTAAACTTGCAGCCCCTATCCTGTCCAGTGTTCTTCAAGCAAGCGGTGTGTTTGACCGTGAGCATGAGTACGTCAGCAGGAACAACAGTAAGCAGGTCATTTGTTTGACTGATGAAGCCTTCGCAGCCATGGAAGCAAATGCAGAGCGCATGGCGTGGATGTCTCCTATCTTCAAGCCCATGCTGGCACCACCGCAGCCATGGTCAGCCTTTGATACGGGGTGTTACCATGATGCAGACCTTGCCTCTATGGTGCCTTTGATCAAGAAGGCATCCCACAGCCAACGGGAGGCCGTTACACACCAGCTTTCACATGGTGTGACCCCAAGGTGGGTACGGGCTCTAAACGCACTACAAGCCACACCACTGAGCATCAATGAGCAAGTGCTGGAAGCAGTGCAGTGGTGCTGGGACAACAAAAAGCAAGGGCTCAACAAGTTCCCCAGACACTCGTTACCAGAGCGGCCAAGGTTGCCTGAGAATTGGCAGGTGCTGCCAAAGGAGAAGGTTGCCGCATTGAAGGCAGAGGTGCGCAAGCACATCAAGCTCTCTATGCGTGTCAAAGGTGCTGCCGTGGTCATGGAGCAAGACTTACAGACTGCCCGTGAACTGATAGCTTATGAGACTGAGGGCTTCTACATTCCGTGGCAAGTGGATTTCCGTGGTCGTATGTATCCTGTCAGCAACTTTAGTTACCACCGCGACAGTCACTTAAAGGCCCTCTTCTGTTACAAACGTGGCTACTTAGTCGAAGGCAACAATGCGTATTGGCTCAAGGTTCACCTAGCCAACTGTGGTGACTTCGAGAAGATCAGCAAGCAACCACTGGATGCACGAGCACAGTGGACCACCAGCAAGCATGAGGAGCTTCTGGCTATTGCAAAGGACTACCAAGGCACCTTTGATCTGTGGTCATCCGCAGACAAGCCCTTCGAGTATCTGGCGGCTGTGTTTGAATATGCCAGGTGGGTCGAGGAAGGGGATGCCTTTGTCAGCTACATTCCTTTGTCACATGATGCCACTAACAGCGGCGTACAGATTTACTCAGGCTTGAACTTGAGTGAAACTGAGGGCGCACTGGTGAACCTTACACCCTCCCACCATATGGCAGACATCTACCAGACTGTGGCAGACAAGGTAGTCGAGGAACTTAATGCACTGAGTGAAGCTGTAAGAGCTACAGTCTTCTCAAAGCGCACTGGCACGACAGTGGGTGAGCTTGCAGACCGTTGGCTTAACTTCAAGATAGGCCGTAGTCACATGAAAAGGGCCACCATGTGCTATGGTTACTCAAGCAATAACGTGGGGATGCGTGGTCAATTCATGGAAGACCTAATGAAGCCTGAGCAACTGAGGGTGACTTATGGTGAGATTGACAGGCACCCGCTGCATGACACAGAGCAAGGTCAGTTTGAGTGCGCATGGTTCATGGGTGATCTGGTCTACAAAACGATCAGCAAGGTGCTGCTGAAGACTGGTGAGAGTATGGTGTATCTGCAAGCTGCCGCAAGAGCTGTGGCCGAAGAGAACAAGACCATGAAGTGGACCACAGACAGCGGCTTTCCTGTGCACATGGATTACCGCAAGACTAAGCAAAAGGAGATCAAGATCTTTTTGTTCGACAGAGCAGCACAGGAACGCAAGAGGTCGCAGGTAACACTTCGAGAAGACACAGACCGCATCGATGTAGCTAAGAGCTGCAATGCTGTGGCTCCTAACTTTGTGCATTCTCAAGACGCGGCACTGATGCAAAACTTCATATGCAACCAGCTGGACTCTGGCACTGCCGAAGATTTCTTTATGATCCATGACAGCTTCAGTATCTCTGGCGATGTGTGGGACTTGTCTGATGGTGTAAGAAGTACCTTTGTCGATATGTTCTCAGGCGATTGTCTCTTCAGTAAGTTTGAGCATGAAGTCAGGCAGCAACTCAACGACCCTTCCATGGTCTTTGGATCAGAAGACAGCCCAGTCACCATTCCTACAAAAGGCTCTCTCGACCTAGATGCAGTAAGAAACAACGAGTTCTGTTTCAGCTGACCTTCTGTCCACCTACCAGAGGAACCTAGCGGCCTCCCAGCTGTGGTTTCTCCTCTACCTCAACAACTGGGGCTGGCTTCGGCTGGCCCCTTTTTCTGTAAGTTCAAAGGAACGCAACAAGATGGCAAAAGTATACAAATTCACGACACCCGCAGGCAATGCAAAGTACCCCCACCTCAACAGCCCAGACACAGCCTTCGACACGGACAACCCGAAGTACAAGACTGAAATACTGATGTCTGAAGACGAAGCTGCGCCACTGATTGCACAGATCAAAGCAGCAGCAGCTGAGGCTTTTGGTGCTACCGCCAAATTCCGTATGCCAGTCAACAAGGACGAAGAGACTGGGCAGGTGTCAATAAAAGCACAGTCCAAGTACCAACCCAAGTTCTATGATGCACAAGGTCAAGTCATTGTGCCGACAGCCCTACCCAAGATCGGTGGCGGCTCGACAGTCAAGATGGGTGGTGTGTTCAACTGTTACACAGTCAGCGGCTCCAAGGGCGTGAGCCTGATGCTGGACAAGGTACAAGTGATTGATGTGGTCAATGGCTTCGGTGGCGACGATGGCGGCTTTGAGGCCGTAGATGGCGGCAGCTTCACTGTAGATCACTTCGCAGAAGCTACACCAAGCACTCAAGCTGTAGTCAACGGTGACTTTTAACCGCGCAAGGTTCCGTGGCATAAAAGCAGGCTACCGCTCTGGGCTTGAGGAAACTATCTCTCAACTACTGACGGACGAGGGCATTGAGTTTGAGTATGAGGTGGACAAAATCACCTATGAGATACCTGCCCGTGTCTCCAAGTACACCCCAGACTTCAAGCTCTCTAAGCCCGGTGGCTTCTGGTATCTTGAGACCAAAGGAATATGGGCAACTGCTGACCGTGCAAAGCATGTGTTAATCAAAAAGCAGTCCCCAGAGATCGACATCCGCTTCCTCTTTAGCAATGCGCAAGCGAGGCTCTACAAGGGCAGTCCCACTCGCTACAGCGACTATTGTAATAAGCATGGGTTTCGATGGGCGCACAAGACTATGCCTCAAGACTGGCTAGACGAGTGTCGCCAATAAGCGAGAGCAAAGGGCTGTCTTCGGATGGCCCTTTTTCTTTAGATCACAAAGGAACGACTAATGAACACCGATGATCGTGATGGCAATAAGTTCATCCAGCACCAGCCCTGTGATGCCTGTGGCAGCAGTGACGCCTGTGCCCTCTACAGTGACAACTCAACTTGGTGTTTCTCTTGCTCTACCTATACATCGGGTGATGGCGAGGTGGTGGATGCACCAGTCAAGCCCAGCGCTTCAGCACACTTGCTCGAAGGCGAGTACCAAGAGCTTCGCAGCCGTAAGCTCACAGAGCAAACGTGTCGCAAGTTTGGCTACATGATCGGTGAGCACCGTGGCAAACTGGTGCAACTTGCGACCTACAGAGACCTGCAAGGAAGAGCTGTAGCACAGAAGGTACGCACCAGAGACAAACAGTTTTCTGTGGTGGGCAACAGTGACCGAATGGGCCTCTTTGGGATGCACCTGTGGTCCAGTGGCAAGAAGATCGTCATCTGTGAGGGCGAACTCGACGCAATGAGCGTCAGTCAGATACAGAACCACAAGTTCGCCACAGTCTCTGTGCCCCATGGAGCCCAGAGCGCCAAGAAGCATCTGTTGCAGCATATCGACTACCTCAACAACTTTGCTGAGATCGTGCTGATGTTCGATCAAGACGAAGCTGGTCAAGCAGCAGCCCAAGCGTGTGCTGAGGTATTGCCTATTGGTAAGACCAAGATTGCTGTGTTGCCAATGAAGGACGCAAACGAGTGTCTGGTGGCTGGCAATGCGGCAGCAATAATCTCAGCGATACACCAAGCCGCAGACTTCAGACCTGATGGCATCGTCAGTATGGGCGACCTGCGTGAAGTGGTGGCTGTGGCAGACGCAGAGAGCCCGGTACAGTACCCATACCCAAGGCTCAATGAGATGCTCAAGGGTATCCGTACAGGCGTTGTGACGCTCTGTGCTGGCTCTGGTGTAGGCAAGAGTACCCTGATCAGAGAGATGGCCTACCACATCCACATGAGTGGCT